AACGCTACCCAGCCTGTCGTCATAATTAATTGAAGACGGTCCAGAAACCATGGTCTTCCCTGGACCAAAATCTTCGACTCCTCCACCTTCATTAAACTTAGGCAGTCTTGTTGTTTGAATGCTATACGGTGCGCCAAATGTTCTAACTCCACGAACTCTTCCAAACTCTTCCATTACTGTTCTGTTAGATTCTTTTTTGTATAAATCTCTTAATGTGAATTGTCCGTTAGCATCAACAACTGGCTGATTCATCATAGGAGCTTTTGTTAAATCTATTGATCTTCCTTTACCAGCTGCATACATGCTTACAGCTGCGCCCATATCTGCTTCTATTTGTGCATTGAGTGCCAGTATCCTTGCCTTTGCTTGATCAACAGTTATTTCTGCATTTCTCATTTGTTGAACTATTAGGGCCGATTGTTCTGCTGCGCTATTTGCAAATCTTTGTGTTATAGGCAGAATGTCATCAAATGTATCAAGTAGCTCTCTACTTACAGTTCCACCCATTGCAATTGTTTTCTTTAGCATTGCAACTTCCTGCTCTGTTTGCATACCAAGAGTTGCCATAAGCGCATGGAATTTAGCTGCTTCTGGGGCAACAATTCCTGTAGATATTCCTTTTACACTTGTTAATCCTTCAATGTTTGGAAGCCTATCGTTCATATAAATTTGAGGAGTTCTTGATATTCCTCTATTTACTGGTATAGCTCCTGGGACTCCGCCAAATAAAGTTGCTGGAGCATTGGGATCTCTCGGTCTAATGTGAGACATCGCTCTAGTATTAGGATCGCCAACATATGGATCGTTAGGATCTACAACTCTTCTTCCCGCTGCAACAATTGTATTTCCAGCAACCGTGGTAACTCCTGGATTTACTGGGACTGCATTCTTCATTGATGCAGCCTGAAGATTTTGATAATCTAAAACAAGCTTTTGTAATGCATTGTGTAGAACTTGGGCAGCAGCAGCATCTGAATAAAATGCATTTTCAACCATCTCAGCTGCTTTTTGAGCGGCAATAATTTCTGGAGTAAGCATCTTCCATCCGCTTGCTCTCATAAAGAAAGATCTAAGCTGTACTATTCCCTTTGTTATATATCCAAAGAAGTTTGCAAGAACACCAGTTAACATGATAAGAGGTCCAACTAATGCCGTAAATCCCGCCATAAATGTAACAGCTTTTTTAATTGGATCTGGCAAATTGCTAAAGAACTCTAAAATTTTTGATGCACCATTTATAAGCTTGGTTGCAACTCCAAGGAAGTTTTCTCCAATATCTGCAAGCTCGGCTTTAAATGATTCCATTGCTTTTCTAAACTTTCCAGAAGCAGACTCTGTAATCATTCCTAATTCTCGCTCTGCAATTCCTGCCAAATCTGAGGTGCTTGCCTTCATTAAATCCATAACCTGAAGCGTCTGGCTTCCCTCTTTACCAAGGTTGTTCAGCAATGCGCTCATTCTTGCAAACTGGAATTTACCAAACATTTGTTCTAGTGCTCTAGCTTTGCTTAAAGGATCTAGTTTGTTAAGAGCTGTTTGTAAATCTGTAAGCATTCCAGTTGTGTTTCCAGTATTTTTTGCAACCATACCCAGAACATCTATGCCGAAATCAGACATCATGCCAACTGTTTGCTTTGTTGGATTAATAAGAGAAGCTAAACCTGACTTTAATGCGTTTGCACCTTCAGATGCGTTAATTCCACCCTCTCTCATTGCAGTCATGTAAAGAGCTAAATCTTCAATGCTGCCTCCGAGTTGCTGTATAACTGGACCAGCTTTTGGAATTGCTTCCACTAGGTCATTAAGAGTTGTAGATGTCTGGTTTTCAACTGCGTTAAGAAAGTTAATTGACTCTGTAAGTTGTTCTGTATTTTGCTTAAAAGCTGTTTGAATTGATAGAGTAGCTTTCATTGCATCTTGTCTATCTACTTCTCCAAGTATTGCAAGTCTAGTTGTTTCTTCAATTGAGCCTAATAGATCATTACCCATCTTTCCAGTTGCAGCAATGTCTGCACCAAGAGCAATAGTATCTTTAAAAGAAGCTCCCATTGTTTGGGACAAAGCCTTCGCTGTCTGTACAACTTCTTCTCTAATTGCTTTTAAATCTGCTGAAGATGTTGCTGCTAATCCACCATAAACCTTTGTAAGTCTTACAAGTTCCTGGTCTGCTTCTCTAAATGCTTTTCCTGCTGCTGAACCAAACATTGTTAAAGGAACTGTAAGTCCTACTGTAAGCTGACGACCCGCCCACTGAGTATTCTTACCCCAGTTAATTAAAGATCCTGCTCCTTCAGAAAGTGCACGATTCATTATTTGAAGTTCCATGCGAGCTAGCTGAGCGCTATTCTTTACAGCATCTAATCCTCTTGGGATCATAACATTGTACTGCATTAAACCTTGAGCATTTCTGCCTAATGGTTGTAGTACTGAGTTTTGAAGCATTACCTGTTCTTTGGCAAGCTCCCTGATCATTCCCTTTTGAGTTGTAGTGTGTTCTCTAAATGTCTGGAAATAGTTTTTAAGCTTTAGTCTACCAGCGTCTAAGTTTTTACCAAACTTATCTACATCTGAATTAAGGTTTACGAAGTGACTAGAGAACTGTCCACTACCAGTTAGTGTATCTCTAAATAAATTATTTGCTAATTTTGTTGAAGCAGAAATTGCTTTGTTTGATGAAAGTAGCTCTCTTTGGAGTTGCTGAAGACTAGCACTAGCCCTGTGTACTTCTGACACAAGGCTAGATAAGTCGGCTTTGGCGACTATACTGGTTACAATTTGTTCGTCAGCCACTAATTACTCCTAGAGTATCCTAACCCTGCGCCAATTCCAAATCCAGCTTGTGCTGCGAAGTGTCCTTGTAAACCAACAACATCATCTGCTGATGCTTTAATTCCAAGAGCTCTTCTTTGGATATCTTCAAAGGTAGAACCTTTTTCTTTTTCTTCTTCTGCATCATCATCTAATTGGATTCCTTTTAGTGATGCTGCAAACTTTCTCTGGTTATGTTCTTTTTGATTGATTGCAGTTATTGTCTGAATCAATTCTGGCATTGATAAATTCTCTTCTAACTCCTCGTAATTCTTCCAATGTCCTAAAAGAAAAACTTGTCCCTCTAAAGCGGCTAAATCTAGTTCTGACCAGCCAGTACCGCTGCCGCTATTAGGTTTGGGTCGTCCATCTTAATTCCTCCGCAAACTTCAAGGATTCTGTTAATTGTTGGAACATCCAATGCATCTTCGAGCTTGTCAAGATCAGCAACTAGATCTGGCAGTTGAGTTTCTAATGCTACTCCACATGCTTCAACCAAAATACCAAGTGTTGCAGTCTCGTCTTCTGCGTCTTGCACTTTCTTAATTACTTCCATAAACTTTCGTAGTTGCTTGATTGATAATGGCTTGAGCTTTACTTTAGCTCCGCTTTGTAGTTCAATCTCTTCTACATCATATACTGTACTTGCCAATTTATCCTCCTTAAGGATCGTCTAAATTATTATAGCATAACCATTATACGGGTACAACAGCAAAGCCCCCAATTTCTTGGGGGCTTTGATATTAATTATTAATATAATTAAGCTGCTAGAACGCGGTCAATAATCTTACCGTATTCTGAACCAATGTGCGCTGAGTCACCTGATGGTAGCAAACGGAAAGTTACTGGGAATGTTGTTGCTGCTGTACGAGCCAAAGAGAACTGTGACTGTTCAACAGAAAGAACACGACGTGCATAATATACACGTTCTGAAGCTGTTGCTCCTGAAGTTGGAGCTTGTCCAACTGCAATTAGCTGACGCTCTGTTGGAGCTGCACCAAGTGCACCTGCTTCCAAACCAAGTGTGTCTGTCTGAGCCAAACCTGTTCCTACGTTTTCTGCAAGAGTGTCTGACTTTTGTCCAAATACCGCTAGAATATTTTCTAGTGTGCCTTCTGCCATTTCTGTTGAAATCTGGACCATCATCGCAGACTTAAATAGTTTAGCTGTATCGAGCAACTGGTCAACAGTTACTGAATCGAATGTTGGTTGATAGCTAATCTGAAGACCATTATTTGTAAATCCTACGTTACGGTATGCTGCTGCATCTGCTCCGCCACTTGTATTTACGTCTAGAGTATTAAGCGTTTTCCAGTATTCTACACCGTTAGCAAACGCTGGTACCTTTGTAGAAGGTCCCTTTGTTGCTGGTGATACGATTGCTGTTCCTGCATTTATAACTCCTGCTTCCATGTTTGGATTGTATCCAGATGTTGTGGAATCGTTTACTGACAAGAATAGCGGGGATGCGCCAACAAGAATGTTTTTTGCATTTCCAATGTTTTGTGCCATTGTTATTTCTCCTTCATTTCATGAAATTAATATATATATATGTGGCTGGCTAGGCCCTTTCCTCTAGTCTAATTTTACTCTACTAGAGTATAAAAGGCAAACTAGGAAAATCTGCCATTTCCATCTAGTATTCTTGAGTACTTTATCTCTAATACTACATCTGCTGCATAGAATCCTTGGATTTCTTCTGATGGGGCTGTAGATGATATATCTGCTACTTGAATGCTATGGAACTTGAATTTATCTGATAATCCCGCCCATTTATTAACATCTCTTGCAGACTCATCCATTCTTCTAAACTCATCAGTTAGGAAGTTTCTCATCTCAACAATGTCTAAGATCTCTGGTGAATATAGGGTTAATAGGATTTGCTCGCAGCATATCATCCAGTTATTTTCATATGACATGCCTACCTTATCATAGACTATGTGCTTCTTTCCGCTCAAGAATTGATTCATTTCTGGCTGCTGCTGAACTGGGACTATTGGCACAAGTGCTTCGCCTAGGTTATCTGAATAATAATCATTTTCATCAAATATCCCTAGCCATGTGAGTCTGTTCCATAAGAACTTTCTTATTTCAAACATTGAATCTAATTTATAATTAGCCATTTACTAACCTCGCAAATGCTGCTGATGTAGCAGCCTCTGCTTCATTTGCCAGCTGATTTGGCGAGAAGCTATATTTAACTGTTTTAACTTGTGCTGGAACACCTAATGCTCTAGACAATGATGAATTAAATAGTCTTTGAAATCCCGATTTTTTTATTGACATGTTAACTAGATTGCCAGTAAAGAAGTATCTATATTGTGCAAAGAATGCATTTTTAGTTGCCGCTCCGCCTGGCTTTCTAACAGTAACTGATTGCCCCTTGGGCATGAATATAGTATATCCATCTATATCAAACACAAGTCTTTCTGAAAATCTTGGAGCAATAACTACAGTCTTCCCCTGCTCCATGATTTCAGCCTTTTTTACAAAGACATGTTTATTCTTAGAATTCTCAGAAGGTACGAAAGATTTGGAATCGGTCAATTCATAATTGAGTTTTAATGATAATCCATCTGCTGGAAGTTGTTTTAATTTAAACAATCTTGCCTCGTCTTGGCCTACCCTATCCCACTCATAAACGTGGTGAAAAGATTTTGGAGAAGTTCTTGATTTTGCATCAATATAATCGCCAAAGTCAACTTGCAATTGATCAAATATTACATTTCTAAATGCTGATTGGAATTGAGCATTTGATGCTAGCTTTGCCATTACATTTGTTTTATAGAATAGTGCTGCAGATATCTGTGCTACTGTGCTGTCTCTTAGAGCACCGCTCACTGGCTTATTGGCCATAAGATTTACTAATCCGCTTGCTGCTTTAATAGCTAAAATTTCAGATGCCAATTTGCTGGTTCTCCGCTCTCTGCAATGATGCGTTATATCCGACAACATTTCCAAAAGGATCTGATATAGGGGTTGTTCCTATTACATCAAACACTGTTGGTGTATCACTTGGATAATTTAGCTCGTACCATATAGGCTTACCGCTAGCATCTCTAATATTTTTTATCTTGTCTCTAGGGGTTAGCCGCTCTGCAGTTCTAGTTTCTACATATTGATTGTTTGAGTACCTATTTGAAAAATTTTGATTGTCGTTTGTTCTATTTCGGCTTTCTGTAATAATTCCTCTAGCGTAGCAGTCTAATGTTTTTATGTATGAGAACTCTCTAATAATTGCACCAGTATCTTTATCCTGCTGCTCTTGTTGTCTGTATACATCCATTTTCATGGTCATTAGACCATCTACTGCTTCGAACATTACAATAAGACCATTTGAGTTATGACGTAGTCTGAAAGTAGCTTGTCTGCGTAAGATGATCCTGTTCCGCTAAATGCTTCAGATGAATATTCAAAATCCCAGTCTGTAGTAGATATCTTTTTAATATATCTTTCTCTCCAGATTCTATCTTTGGCAAAGTACATCTTCATTAGCTCTACCGTTGCATCTCGGACTTCATTTGGAACATAGTCCCAACCAAATCTAGCATAAACCTTATACGACTGAGTTCTTCTAAATATGTTTGGAGAAGAGTCATTTATTGATGGAGGTACCATACCGTTTGCAATGTACACATCGTTATCAAGTATCGCTGATTGGTTTACTCTTATTCCAAACCCGCTTAGAGTGTTTTCTATTACCATGCCTAATGCATTTAAATTATTGATTCTATCTATTAATAGCTGATCATTTGCATGCAACGTGTGTAACTGGTTTATCTTAATTGGAAAAGAAAGAGTGTCTGAATCGTTTCCTATTGTGTAAAAGTTTGAATCGTATAAGTAAAACTTTTGACCAGTATGTCCTTCAATTATATTTCTAGCATATCTTTCTGCCAGCTTTAGTTCTTGATAAGTTTTGTGATTAGGATCATTTGCATCCGACCCAAAACCTAGCTCCTGTGCAGCTTCCTGTATGTCTACATACGGTGTTACAACATCAAGGTACGTGGTATTTGAGTACGAAGCTGAGTTATATTGCCAGTCCCAAACTAATTTAAACTTTCTATTTCTTGTTGTATACTGAGTTGGAAGGTAAACACTAAAAGAGCCCTGATCAACTTCGCTTGCTTCCGCTGTAAGGGTTGCAAGAATTGTTGATGGGCTAATTAGTGGAGAGATAACGGGATCTCCAGTTATGTCGTAAACTTTTACAGTAACTGTAGAGCTAGGCGTAATTGCTTCACCTTTTACGTAAAGCTTTGTTGTTGCCGCCGTGCTTGTGTTCTGGTATATCTCTGCCATGTGTTAGGCTTAGTTGTAGTACTCCTGTACTTCTCTAGGTGTAGCCAATCTAAACCCTTCCTCCTTATCAAAAATTTCTTGAGCCACATCTGGCTTCATTGCTACGAATGGGTGCTCTAAGGTAAATGTAAAACCAAGTGCATCATATCTGTAGTTTGGTCGATCCATCTTTACAAGAACCATATCTTCATCAAGTTTTTGATTTGGATCTAGTCTAGGAAGAATTTCATCTGCGTCTTCTTTTGCGTTCTCTATGTTTTTAAGTGTACCTTGGTACACTGACCAAGTTACTCCTTCTTCTGCTAGGGCTGCAATAACATCTGCTTTATTTTTTAGGCCATCAACATCAACTGCGAAGTCCGCTGCTAATGTCTTTAGTTCTTTGACCTTAAGTGTGTCAAATGACATATATATACTCCTTTGGTATGTATATAAATTATAGCACTATAAAATTAAAATGAAAAGCCCCTAAAATTAATTAGGGGCCTTTCCAGCAAGTTATTTCTTAAATTAAGAAGCAACCTTAACGTCTTTAACGACTACCCATGCATCTGCCTGCTCAATTTGGGTTCCAACACGAGTATACATTGTATATTCGATTGAGTCCTTCTTTGGCCAGAAGAATCGGTAAACAGTTACGTCGCGCTTGATACCAATAACTACGTTATTAGGGAATGTCAAGTGAACGTCTCCGTGCAATCCTGTTGGTGTTGCATATGAGCCAGTCTGTGTTTCCTTAAGTAGTGGAACCTCAACAATTGGAATACCAAATGCGAATGGTGCTACGAACCCTGCTGGACCACCAAGTACTGGGTCATTTCCACGGATAATGCTTGAAGCAATATCTTGTGGGTTAGCAGAACCGTATTGACCCAACTGTGAAGTTGAGTACAAGTAGTCTTGAATTAGGTTTGAGCCTGCAAGGAAGCGTAGGTCTGGACGACGTTGCTTGTACTTACGTGGCATAGCCTTAAGAGCCTTGTTGAAGATTTCACGAGACACGTTTGCGCCTGCTCCAGCTACTACATGGCCGTTTGCCTTTGCAATCTTAACAACACCATCAAATGACTTGTATAGCAAGTCTGTTGTGTCAGCTGTGTTACCGTTAAGAACTACGTCCTCAAGGTCGTTACCAGCCTGTGTTGCCATAAGTCTTGCAATGTGATCTTCTAGGTCAGCACCTTCAATATTGTCTTCTAGAGACTCAGTTGAAAGTTCCCAATCTAGGCGAAGCTTCTTTGTTGTGAGAGAGATCTTTGAGAACTGTACAGCTGCATTGCCGCTGTTTGTGTTATCTGCTTCAGATGCAAGCTTCATAAGCTTAGTGCCGACGCCGATACGATCAATCTCTGTAGTGTCAGCTCTCATTCGAACTGTACGTGCTACTTTACCGATTACTGTTGCATCGAACATGTAATCGAGGAATCTTGCGGATTGCTCAGGATTGAGCAAGCCTCCCTTACCCTCGGAACCTACGTGAATTCCGTCGGTAGGGTTTGCTGCGCCAGTCATTCCACCTGTTAGTGTTGTGCCTGCTTCAGCTGCTTTTGCTAATAGTTCATTACTCATTAGTTTTTCACCTTACCCTTTATTTTGTTAATTCGCTAACGGAACCGAGGAAAGTGCCGTTCCATTTTGATTTTTTGATTGTTACTCCAGCTGACCCGCCAAGGTCAGAGGACTTCTTGATTGCAGTGTCTGATTCTACTGCGTCTACTCTTTTTTCAACTGTGTCCATAATAGACTTGATTGAATCAACTGCTGTTGAGAGTTCTGTGTGCTTTTCTGCTAATTCTGAAATTCTCAAATCGACATTCTTGCTAAAAGCTTCGACTGTCTCCTTGATTGTTGAAACCTGAGCAGCGTTTGCCTCAGAGGCCTTTTCCAAAGTCTCTGAGAAGAAACCCTTAAGGTCGCCTAGCATTTTAACAAAGTCAGGTGATTCCTGAACTGTTAGTTCTGCTGATTTTTCCAGAACTTCGGCAGAAGTTTCTTCAGCTACAACTTCAGCAGACTCTTGTTCTACTGGGGCAACTTCTTCAATAATTTCTACAGGTGCTTCTGGAGCTACTGCTTCTTCTACTACTGGAGTTGCTTCTGTTACATTAAGCTTTTCCACTTCATTTCCTCCTTCTGCAATTGCCATATTTATATTTGTGTTGTCAGGCAATGTTTGCAATCTTGATCTACGTGAATCAAGAATCTTCTCTATTTCTTTTCCTTTGTTTACGTCGTTTGATTCTACCCATCCAATGAGTTCTGTTTTTTTACCAGTAACTGGAGATATGTATTCTGATTCTGTTGACATAAATACAGAATCGCTTTCTGCACAATAAAAAATATTTTCCATTTTAACATCTGCTGCGATGCCTTTAAAAATCATTTGTCCATTTACCTTTTCGATAGATAAAATGTTACATAGTTCATTTGCTGGTGAATCAACGATTGATAGTTCAACTAGTGCATAGTCTTTGATAAATCTTACTGATGCTCCTGTTGATTTGTTTACTTCGTTATCTGATTCAATAATCTTTCCGCCTATAGAAAATCCTGTTAGTGTTCCGTCTAAAACCTTTTCCCAAGTATCTTGAGCGCCCTTAGAAATGTATGCATCAACATAAACACCGTTGTAAAATTCTTTTGTTGCAGGGTCATAAAAAGTTTCTGGTCTAAATGATGCTACCTTGCCAACTGCAAGTGGCTGATGCATTTCTCTTAGGTTACCTCTAAAGCTTTCGAACGCTTTCATGCTAGCTTCTTGAGTAACGACATCACCAGTCTGATCCAGGTTATCTAATGTTGCGAATCCTGAGACTGTTCTTTTTTCTCTATTGACCTTCGTAAATGGAACTGATAAATTAATAGCATTTCCATTAGAAGACCAATGTGACTTTTCTATGATCATATGTTATATATTATAGAGATTGTTGTATCAAAAGGCAAATAACTAGTTGAGTAGGACTAGTTGACTTGTCTTCCATCTCCCTTTGCATTTCTACCCTCCCCAGATTTATCTGGAGAATTTGAAGATCTTTCTTGGTCACGTGCTCTGCTTTGGTTGGCCTGAGCCTTAATTTCGGCGGCTTGAGCTGCAAGATCTACTGGGACATCCCCACCATCTCTTGGAACCATTCCCATTCTAACTCTAATTTCATTTGGAGTTATTACCTGGAATCTAAGATATCTTTCATCAATCTTTGACTGGGTATCTGCATCTGTAAGACTCAATTCATTAAATTTAAGTTCTAGAGCATCGGTCATTTCTTGAATAATTTTATTTAATTTCTTTTCTAGATTTTCTTGGGCTGGTCTGCAAACCTGCTCTTTAAATGTTTTATCTGCATCTCTGGCTGCGGCAAGGTTGATTCCTGCTGGTGTGCCAATTTTATTAATTGGGACTCTGTGAGCCATTAATATTTCATCTCTATTGGATTGGCGATATATATTAAATGAAGACTCTTGAGATCCCGCCTCAATTGGCTCCATCTTAAATTCAGTCTTTGAGTCTGGAGAATCTGGAGGAAGTGGAATATATAGTGATCTGTGGTTCTTTCCTCTTAATCCTACCTGGAAAAACTCAAGCAACTTTCTTTCTGATTCTGTAGAAAGCTTTGCTCCCTTTACCGTAATAATGTATCTTGGAACCGCCTTATTTTCAAAGTAGTCAAGGTTATACTTACCAGCAAATTCATTTCCAGCCATGGCATTTTGTGCAGCAATAATGTCTGGGATTCCGTAATAATTATTCTTTGGGGTATACTTCTTTAAATGAATGATTTCGTTCGGTCTGTCTTCTTGACCAGCGATTGGATTTACTGTTTCTGTGTCTCCAAAATTTCTAAAGAAAACAGCCTTACCATAAAGAAGTTGTATAAAACCGTCTCTAAGGCGTCTTACACGCATTGTCTTTGAAGGTATGTGCCCGATGTACCCTATCTTGCCAGTCGTTGTTCTACCGACCTCCAGATAGCCATTACCAGTAGCCTCTATGTCGGTGTAGAACTTTATAAGCGTTTCTTTAAATGTTTCATCTTCGTTGCAATCTTCTAGCCAACGGTGAAGGTCTTGCTTAATTCTATTCAGCTTCTTACGTGCTCTTTCTAGCTGCTTCTCATCTTCTATATCTTCAAGTGTGTCTGTAGTTTTTTTAGATTCAATAAAATCAAATCCCAGACCTACTATGTTAGCAACCTTTGCATTTATTGCTGCGTAATTGTAAGGCGAAATTTCATAAATTGTTGAAAGATAATCTAAATTGTATTCTGGTTGAATTAGATCAAATGTAGCGTAACCGCTCACTGCCTGTTGGTATTGAAGCTGCTGGCTTACAGAACCATCTTTACCAGTAAAGGCTTTTTGTAGATCTCTAGATACTTTTCTTCTAAATGAAGCACCAAGTCCTGAAAGCTTTAATATCTCTTCTGCATCTATATCAAATAGATCGTCAGATTTTTGTGTTGTAGGATTATTAAATCTCATCCAATCTGCAACATTGGATATCTCCACATTATCCTGAACTGTGTCTTCGTCGTATTCAATCATTTTTTACCACCATTAAGTTTAGCCATTTCTTCTTTGTGAACACCGATGTCTAGTGGATCTGGAGTTAGACCCCATCTTAATCTTTGCTTTTGATACTCAAACTCTTCATCATCAATTTGTCGGCTTCCCTCAATAAACTTAGGCTGACCAACATCAATTCCATAGTGTGCTACGGCTGATGCAAGCAAGGCAATTCTTTCTTTATTTCCAATCATTGATGCTATAGATAAAAAGTTATTGTCTTCGTCGCCGACCCATCTTCCGTCAGGCATCTCCCAGACATAGACTCCAAGCCTGGTTTCACCAGACTTCATTTGGGCATTAATTCTTTTTATATCCATAGTTAATTATTTTACCATCTTTGTGTGCTTAAGTCCAGCTTTTTGTCACTCAGTATGACAAAATTATATAATCTGCAACACAACTCTGTCTCTAGAGTAGGTAGATACCGACTCTTCTGTCACTTCCATTGACGAACCTTGCCCAATAGATGCAGATTTGCCTGTATACAGGTCATAATGATCTTGATGGCTAATGTCTGGATTTGAGTATAGGGCAATATTCTGATACATATTGTCATCAAGGACATTAGATCTTACTCCTAAAATCTGCTTTCCATTAAACCAAATAGGGCCAGATATTATGCTAGATGTTTTTATCAATATATAATTTGGCTCATCTATATATAAGTAGGATGATATGTTAGTTGCTGAGGATATATCCTGACCATTTATATATATGTTGCTAATGTTAGATTTTGATATCCCTCCGCCTACCGCCCAGGAAAGAGATGTCTCTACTGCGCCAGTCTTATTAAATATTAGGTTTCCGCTAGAAAGCGTTTTTGGAGTAAATATCATCTCAATATTCCGAACATCATTTACTGAGTCTATAAAGAATGCTGAAGATTTTGGTCTTATTCCGTTATGGTAGTTTCTACTTCTAACTGGGTAGCTGTTGTTAGAAACATCAAAATCCCAAGTTGATCCAGAGGTTGGTTGAGATACTGAAAGCGTACTTCCTCCATTATGTGCAAACATTTTCTTTTCAGAATGAAAATAAATCTTTAAGGAGTAGAGTTCTGGAATGTAAAGATCTGGATTTGATGAATCAAAGACTACTCTAAAGTAAAGTATCTTTTGTGAAGAAAAACTAGAACCTTGTGTAAATTCTGGAATAGAAGATCCGTTTAAACATATTCTCCACGGGCCAAGTGATGATGTTTCTGAGACATATACTGAAACCCCTTTAGATGACACCCATTCTATTTTTGAAGATACGTATTGCTTTGTAATATTTAAAACCAGATCTTCTACAAACTCTCCATTGGAGAATCCTGAATTTAAACGTATGCTATTATTGCTTGGGTTATATGACAAAGCTTCATTATCATAAATCAAAGTCTCCCAGGATTCCTGAACTGGGTAAACATATTTTGTTTCTATATCTTGATATTTTTCTGCAGCTCTAAAAAGCTCTCCCAAATCTGGAACAGATACCTGCTCGTCATTGTTTAAAAACAAATTGCTGTAATGTGAGGATATTGCTCTTTGTGACAACGAGTATCTGTACACGGCTGGACAATCTATCAAGAAGTGCTCTGTATCAGATGCTGGTCCAGAATAAAGAGTCACACTACTGTTTGTAAACTTAAAGTTTATTGCTTTAGAAGCAACTAGAGCCCCATCTACATACAGCAACATTGAATTAACTGAGTAAACTCCAACGGCATGTATCACTCTATCTGAGTTTGGAACTGAATAATCAACTCTTTCATTTTCTAACTTAAATACCACATTGCCTTTGTCCCAATACAAGCCTATACCGCTTGAGTCTGCAAGTATCGGGGTTAGGGATGTTAAAGTTTTTGGGTGAAACCATACCTCTAAAGAAAAATCATTATCATATGTATCGATGGTTGCAAAACCACCAGTACCAGTTGTGCCAGAAAAATCTTTTGATAAAGTAAATTGTAAATAGTTGTTGCTATCTACTTTGTTTGAGTGTGAGCCACCAGAAACAATTGGCATTCCAGATTTAACAATTTGTCCAACATAAGACCCATTATTACCACAGCCAGATATATCATAAGCTACTGAGCCAGATAGCTCATCTAGTTTCCACATTCCAATTGGAAAATCTTTTATAGCTGATAAATAGTACGACATTATTTTTTAAACCAGATTCTTTGAAAAAACTTAATTACAGATCTCAAGTCTTCTTTATTTTTTTTATCTATTTTCTCCTGCTTTTCCAAAAACCCATGACTTTGAAAGTATGGGTTAAATTGAAGATCTGTAAAATGTCTTCTGGGGATTCTTTTATAAGGAGTCATATTTAATATTATACTACATAATCATAAAATTAGCAGTCTAGCTTTTTTTTAATACCCAAATTTAAGAGGAATCTTTCTGGGTCAAATCTCCAGTTATCTTTGGCAAATGAGGTCATTATTTCCATGCAGGTATTTTCGTATGCCTGATCTGAAATTAAAGGCTTTAGACCCAATAAGGTTTCTGTAACATCTATATAGTTTGTTCTAAGAAATGTTGGGTCCCCCGCCTGATTTCTCTTAAACACCTTTTCATTTACTTTTCCTGTAGGCTCATATAATCTTACTGTAAGGTATTGCTTTGCAAAACCCCAGTCATTGTACATGTTATATGCTTCTGCTGCCTCAATCGCATTTGGGAAAAATATAATTGATCTTGCTGGCTCTTCCCCATCCCTTGCAATTGTAAGCATGTAAGCGTCGCTTCTTTTTTCATTAACTGAATCAACATACTCTTTAACTACATCATGATGCTCTTGCTTTAGTTGTCCACTCATTATGTCCACGCCATCTTAAATTTTTCTCTAAAATCCAAATACGGTATAGCATATGGATCTACCCACCAATCTTCATGCCAATCTCTAACTACAAGCTTGTATCCAAGAGATGATAAAATTTCTCTTTGGGCTTCCCTCATTCCCTTATTATTGTACTCAATTTGCGAGTCATGCTCAAAGGTAATTATTGAAAATCTATATTTGCTAAGAGGCACTGCTATTAATCCATGTAGTGTTAAATATGGATTTCCAACAGAATTTCCTTCTGGGGTGTAGCCAGCATCTATATCAACTTGAAGATAATCTATTTGTTTTGGAAAGTTGTTTTCTTCAAAGTAAGATATATAGTTAAAGTGTGTAGCGTCTCCTAATATACAAGGGTTCTTTCTGTTTGATACAAACTCTGCATGTCTTTCTGGATCTATCTCAAAAGATACCCCATTCCAATTGTAATCTGTTTCTAGATGATACGTGTTGCTTCCTTTTTTAGAGTCAAACGCTCCAAGCTCAACATAAAAACCATTTTCTTTATTTTTAAGAAGCTCAGTAACAAATCTTTCTTGTCCACTATTTCCCTTATACTCCATGATATTCTCCAAAAATTTCTTTATTCAATGATATGCTATCATCAATATGATGTTTAATAAATACTGATGATATGTATCTAGTTACATCATTTTTAACTGGCTTTGTTCCGTGTAAGACTTTACCGCCATGTATAAGCAATGATCTACTTTTTGGCTTATGTACTATTCCTAACTCAGGATACTCCACTTCTCCTCCATCATAATTATCATTATAATAAAGAACAGCACCATAAAACACCTTTTGATTAGACAGCCTGTGACCCTCATGATCATCAGTGTGAAGACCAAGGAATTCATTTATCTTGTATCTTTGTAAGTTTATTCCAGTAACATCATGATTTCCAGAAAACAAATTAGAGATTCTAGAATGAAAGTCTAAAATCTTGCTATCTGGATAAATAAATTTTCTATTTAAAACCTTGGTGTCCCAAAATTCATACTGTACATCTTCTCCGTACCAGTCAGATTCGTTTCTTAATTCTATAAACTGCATTACCTGATCAAGCTCATCTTGTGTTATAAAATTTTGTATTTCATAAACTTGATCAGATAACCTTACAATTTTATAGTCTGACAAGGATTAAATCATTCCTGGTTTTGTTCGTGATAGGCCTTGATGTATTCTTCTGATGGTCCGCCTGGACCTCCAACAACATAACCGTCAACAAATATAAATCCAGGAGTAATAAACTTCTCTCCTGATTTCATTATATGAACTTGGTGCTTGTATGGATCTGTAGACGGGAATATCAATGCGCTTCCAGCCTTTGGCTTTGCAGTAAATGTAACCATGTCTTTTGTTCTTGGATCTAGCGCATCATCTGGTGGTCTAAGATGACCATTCATTTCTAATCTCAGATCTTCTGGTCTGATAACAAATGATATCTCTCCGCCTTCGTAGTTATCATTCCAATAAATAATAATTGACCATTCCAAGCTGTTGTCTCCAGCCTGTCTATCAAAGTGTGCGCCCATTGCACAACCTTCAATATATTTTTGGATACCGACAAACGGTGATACGTTTGGTACTCCCTTAAGACCTCTATCAACAATAAAAGATTCTGATATATTTTTAATAGCATTTCTAATTGTTGATATAATAAAGTCTACATCTTTTCTTATGTCTTCATCTAAATTTTCTACCTCAGAAAGATTAAAGTCTTTTTTCTTTCCGAAGATGTTACCATCTCTACTGCTTGAATTCCAGTTTTTCCAGCTTGGAATAACCTTGTGAACTCTTTCATCAGAATCTAGCTTATTAATTAAATCAATAATTGCTTGTGGATTCTCAATTACATCTGAGTACATGTAAACATTTTCATGTAGTTTTTGTTCTAGTTTCATTATTTTTTCTCCTCTATTGCGTATAAGTTTCCATCTAGATCTATTTTATATCCATCTTTTAAGTGATTTTGCCATTCTGATTTTATTACCTCTTGCTCTTCTCTAATCTTTTTCATTTCTGCATCCCAAGCATCTATCGTTTCTTGAGAATACGACTCTGGGGGCCTATTATCCCAAAATGATCCTAGGGTGTATCTTACTCCAGAAGTTATCATTGTAACCTCATGAGTATTATCAAAGCCTCCTGCAAAAGCTGCTAGCGTTCCAGTCTCTGGGACAAGTGTATGGTTTTGCTTGTTAAATATTAACTGACCGCCCTCAAACTCATCATTCAAATATAAGAAGGCTGCGTATCTACTTCTTTCAAATGGACCAGAGTTTCCCTGCAAATCTGTGTTGTCTGAGTGCTCTTTTGCAAATGCTCCTGGCTCCCACTTTTGAGCGTGAAACCCAATCTTGTGTATATCGGAAGAAGAGTTTCCATGCACTTCTGCCACTGCATCAATAATTTTATTTTGAAGTGTTGAAAAAAAATCTGATGGCAATCCAAACTCTTCTAGCTCTTCGTCTCCGTCTTGCGGAAGCACTGAAGAGTATGATTCGTAAAATGTGATAGGTGTCCAAGATAGTTTTTCATTTGCCACCTGTGCTTCTAAAACATCTATAATCTTTTTTGATTCTTCTTTTGTCAAAAAATCTTTAAAAACTAGAATGTCTGAAGTCAATCGATTTGAAGTGCTCATTTATTTACTTCCCCATCTATAAGTGTTCTATAATATTTTTTATTTGGATCTGGTTGATTTTCTCCAGTATGCTCTAGAATTTCCCAAAAGAAAGGACACGTATATCTAATAGCACCCTTGATTTCTGTTACTCCATGAATGTAGTTCATGTCGCCTGGGAAAAAGTAAGCTGCGCCTTTCTTTGGTTTAAACTGAACATCTTGTAGCGGGAAGTAAAGCTCTCCGCCTTCGTAGTCATCGTTTAAATAAAATAAGCTTGATAAATCATAATAAGGAAAATCATTTGGCATTCCAATGTCTGGAAGCTCATGAAGCTCTTTGTCTGCATGAGGTTTTTGAAATTGCCCAGGAAGCCATCTTACAATCGTTGTTCCAGTGGGCGTTACTTTAACCTTATAAAAATCTTCAACAATTGGCTTTAGTCTTTCAAATAAACCTTGGAGCACTGGTCTAATTTCTGGGTCATTTTTATCTAAAGATGGGCTAGTGCAAACTCTGTCTTTCCAGTAGTTAGCATCGTATACGGTTGTACCGTTTTCATTAACATGGCTTTCCGTTACATCCCATATAGTAATTTTTCTAGCAGCTGCCTCAAGAAAATCCATCTCATCTTGAGTCATGAAGTTTTCAAGCTCAACAATCATGTCTTTGCTTGTCCCAAAGAAGCCTGAAGGCGTAAGGGATGGAGTTTTATAGACTACTGTAGCGTCCTGATTTGTTTGATTCATATCTTCATTATATCATTTCTTGTTTTTGGAAGTAAGATCTGTAATCTTTAATTTTAAAGACTTCAACTCATGCTTTCCTAGGCTTGTACCATCATATTCTACAGCATCTCTATAGAAATTAGTAAACTCGCCTCTTTTAGAAATCTCTTCCCAAACCTTTAATCTTTCCGCCTTCATTTTTTGATCATCCACGAAGACCTTGTCTTTAATTTCTAGGTCTATATCCTGGTACTGCTTTAAAGATATTGGAATAAATGTTGCTACTGGCATTCCTGCTGGTATCTTTATTACTGCATTTGGTCTTGTTATTTTCCATGCAATTGGAATGGCTTCCTTTAAAACAGAAGTTGATATTATTGTTGTAAATGGTGTCGCTCCATCTACAAAGAAATTTGGTGGAACTATTTGAAGCATAGACATGTTTTCATCTGACTCAAAGAAAAATCCAGAGTAAAAGCTAACAGTAGCATTTGCTCTTTGAGTTGTGCATACTTTTCCTGCATCTTTTAATATAGTTACATGATCTGGAGTGGTATCAGATATACCGTCCCAAATAAACTCTATATCGTGATCAAAGGAAATAGACCAGCCAATTGTATTTGCTAAAGATACTGGGAAACATTTATATGCATGAGCATTTACTGTTTCATCCATCCATTCTCTTTTAACTTTAGTTTGTTCAATTTTTGAAGGAGTTGCGCTATTTTTATAGACTGTTATTTTCATTTACTTCGTTATCCCACTTTGGATCGTACATGTCTGGAGTATGAAACTTTTTGCTATAGTCAAGCATTGTAACAATAGAATACTTTATTCCATTTGTAACTGGCTTAGCTTGATGAGCATACATAAAGTTAGATGGGAAAACATATAGGTCTCCAGCTTTTGGCTTAATGTTTAAATCCTGAAGTCTAAAATAAAGCTCTCCGTTATCATAGTCATCGTTAATATATGCTACAAGAGACACTACGCAATTGTATGAGTATCCGTGATCTTGGTGCTCCATAAAATGCTGGTTTTCTCCATACTTGATAAAATTAAATGCTTCCCAATACTTCAGCTCCATCAAATTATGTGCTTTACAGTAATCAACAACTGCTGGATACTGTGCATCATAAACATCTTGCCATAGTGCTTGTAGCTTTAAAGACTCTTCGCTTGTATCTTTATTAATATCTGTTTTTTTGAATTTAAAATCTACACAATCTCTGTAGTCTGGTATTAACTGCTGGTATCCAACATATGCTGGCATCCAGTGATATCTTTTGCCTTCAGGTGACAATGATCCATATTCAGCTACTGATCCTAGATTGCTTTCAAGTCTATTGATTACATCGAGTTCTTTTTTAATCACATCTCTGTAAACGATAATACCTGGCGCTAAGACCTCTTTGCTACTCCATGTTGGAGCTGTGCTTTTAGATTCTGTTGTCATTTGTAATCCCTCTTTATCCAAACTTTTGATTTATAAACTCCACCATCAGGCTGACGGTAAAATTTTGCATTCTCAATTAATCTTTCTTGCATTTCTTTTATACTTAAATATTCAACATTATGCTCCCAGTCTTCTCTTTTAAATGGAAGAACTTGAAGAAAAGGGGTTCCCTTTGGAACTGTCCCCTCCCAATCTTTTGCAATAAAAAATGGGAATGTTCCCAAAAGGTGAACCTTGTCATTATCAACAACACCACTAGTGTTTAAAAATGGAAGATCAAATCTGTTCATCGGTGTCATAAACAATGCGCTGTAGCCTTCTGGAACCTGGATTCCCCATTCTGGATACCAAGCAAAGTGCTCATCATAATATCCAATTGGAGATGGAAACTGATCCATTGGAGTTCTTGCTGTAACAAATCCAGTATGCTTTTTGTCTTTTATATCAACTGTAATCTTTCCATTTTTATCTTTTTTAAATTCTAAATCACATGGTGTGCTTAATACATATCCTGTCATAAAAGCATCGAGTATAGCTGGACAAGCTTTCCATGTTGGAATTTTACCATAATCATTTGTTGTTCCTTCTCTTGGAACTGGACAAATTTCTTTTGTTGCCTTATAGTATTCTCCATTTGGCATTTTTGCAAACCTGTCTGCCTCTTTGTACCAGTCTGGAATTGAATTTTGTGTTGGTTTTGGTAAAGATGGGCTGAACTTATTTAGCCATGGCCTAAAAGATTGAAATAGTATTTTAATACTTTTGGCCTTCCTCATCTTTGTGATAAAGATCATTATAATCCATCATAACAACAACAGAATATTTTTGTCCAGATGTTATATTTAAAGATGCATGCTCATAAACAAAGTTTGATGGGAATAGGATTATGTCCCCAGCTTTTGGCTTTAGCTTAAAGTTATGCCTTGGGAATTCAATTTCTCCGCCTTCGTAATCGTCGTTAAGATAAACAACTGCAGATACAGTGCATGTATAATATGGACCATGGTCTGCGTGGATCTTAAAAAACTCTCCTGGCAAATACTTAACAAAGTTAAATGCTTCTTTATAGTTAATATTAAAATTCCAAATAGACTCGTAATGCCTTAATGACTTGTTTAGTCCAACATCAACTAAATCATAACATTCCTTTAAAGCTTCGCTGTCTCCTATATATTTGCCAACATGATCTCTCTTAAATTTTAGATCATAGCAATTTCTAGCATGAGAAGTTCTTTTTTCTCCGTTGACTGTTGCACCATGCCAGGCAATACCTCTTTTGCCCAAAGATATCTCTTCTTCTAAAAGGTCAATTATTTTTTTGCAGTCTTCTTCGCTTATAGCGTTTCTATATAGGTTGATTCCATAATCAATATTCTGGACTTCAATATTTTCATTAATTACTATTGAATCAAGTCTTGAATTTGTTTTTTCAATTCTTGGCAGGTCGTACCATTCCATTTTTTCTCTTTTCGACTATGCAATCTTATCACACTTTTCTAGAAAAGAAAAGTATTTATAATCATCAATTTATAATTGATTAGTAAGCTCCCCATCCACCGAATGATGGGAATGAAGGTCCAAATCCTGGGAAGAACGGTCCAAATCCTGGGAAGAATGGGAACGAAGGTCCGAATCCTGGGAAGAATGGTGCCTTAAATCCTGGGAAATAAGGTCCAAAGCTTGGAGGGAAGAACGGTGGGAAGAATGGGAAGAACGGTGGGAAGAATGGGAAGAACGGTGGGAAGAACGGTGGGAAGAACGGCGGGAAGAACGGTGGGAAGAATGGGAAGAACGGTGGGAAGAACGGTGGGAAGAACGGTGGGAAGAACGGTGGGAAGAATGGGAAGAACGGTGGGAAGAATGGTGGGAAGAATGGTGGGAAGAATGGTGGGAAGAACGGGAAGAACGGTGGGAAGAACGGGAAGAACGGTGGGAAGAACGGTGGGAAGAATGGGAAGAACGGTGGTAGAGTCATAACGCTTGCAGTGCTATTTGAAGGCAAAGAAGGACCGTTGTCATTTCTTGCTATAACAGAGTATGTCTGTGAAGTATTTGCTGTATCAGCTATTACTGTTGATGTTGCACTTCCAGCTAGGTTTCCAGAAGCTGATCCATCGGATCCAGTAACATTGTGCCGTGTTAACGGCTTGCCTCCGTTTGCTCCTAGTTGCCAGTTAATTGTATTTTGATTTACACCAGCTGTTGCTGAAGCAGATTGAGGTGCTTGTGGAACTGTTGTGACTGGAACTGGGCCTTTAGCATCTGAAACAAGGGAAGTTCCTGCAGCGTTTGAGGCTGTCATTGTAAATGTTGGAGTTGCACCAGATGCAAATCCTGTTATAACAATTGGAGAGGAAGATCCTGTTCCTGTTTGTCCAGTACTTGCTGTTATATTATAAGATGTTGCTGGAGGGGAACCTGCTGGCAAAGAAAATACTACTGTTACGGCACCATTATCATACGGCCTATCTGTTCCAACGTCTGTTACGCTGTCAATTATTGGCTTGTTTGGCTCCAGGAAATTATCCTGTGCTGATGACCTCGTACCAATTCTTTTATTTGCCATTTTTTAACCCCTATCCATTATGTTTATTATGCAGTCAAGTCTCCAGCTAGCAACCAAGTATTTGTTGCTACCTTGGTAAGTGTTGCTGATGAGTGTGTTGTTCTTAGCTTTAATCCTGGTGTGCGTAAAATTGTAACTGTGATATCTGCTGCTACAAAGTTAGCTCCAGTTCCAGATGCTTGGTAGAAGCTTATTGAAGTTCCAACTGGGAATGCTGTTGTTGCATTTGTTGGCACTGTAATTGCTCGTGTTCCTGCTACTGGAATCAACTGATCTCTTAAAGCAAGTCCACCTGTTGAAAGGTTATAATCTGCTGAAATTTCAGTTCCAATTACTGTTAGAGAAGGAACTCCTTGTTTTGTCTGTGTTCCATCTGTAAATGCTACTCCTGCTGCTGCAACTGTTACTGTACCAGTAAATGTTGGGCTAGCTATTGGAGCATAAGTTGATGCAGCTGTAGCAGAAGCTAGCTTCAAATCAAGTGCTGTTTGCTGTGCTGTTGAGACTGGCTTGCTTGCATCTGATGTATTATCAACATTTGCAAGGCCTACCATAGACTTTGTAATTCCGTTTACTGTACCAGTAAATGTTGGTGAGTCAGTTGGAGCTATTACAAAATAATCTGATCCGTTAGTTGTAAATTCCCACTTATCAGTGGCTTCGTTCCAACGTACCTGAACTGCATTAGAGTCTCCACGAACTACTCTTATTCCTGCATTTTCTGTAGGAGTTCCAGTAGTAAAATTGCTATTTAAATCAATAATGTTATCAGCTAAACTAATTGTTTCGCTGTTAACAGTTGTTGTTGTTCCGCTTACTGTCAAGTTTCCGCCTACAACAAGGTTTCCATTTACTTCTGCATTATCATTAAGGTAAACTTTTCCTGTTCCATTTCCAGATAATGACAAGTCTGTGTTTGCGCTCTTGCTAGCAATAGAGTCAACCTGTACTGTATTAGAGAAGTTGATTCCATTTCCGTCAGCACTTGAAATATTTGCGCCTGCTTCCATAACAAGAGGTCCCTTGATGTTAACAACGCCAGTTCCTGTTGGATCAAACTCAATATTACCGCTTCCGCTTGTTCTTAATCCTAGATTTTCGTTAATGTCAGCAGAAACAACGATTGCTCCTGATTCATCCTGAAGAACCTTTTGTCCGTTAACATATAGAGATCCTGGACCTACATAGATATCTTTCCACATTTTTGTAGGAGAACCTAAGTCAAATGTATTATCTGTTGTAGGAACTATACTTCCACCTGCTGTTACTGCTGGAAGAACTACTGTGCCAGTAAATGTTGGTGAAGCTTTTGGAGCCTTTAAATCAAGCTCTGTTTGAGTAGCGGTTGAAACTGGCTTATTTGCATCTGATGTGTTGTCAACATTTGCAAGCCCCACTGAAGACTTTGTAAGTGCTGCTACTGCAGTTGACACCTTTGTGTCTGCTGCTGTTCCAGCTGCGGAAATTGCTTCTGATTTAGCTGTTGCAACATTTGTTGTAGTTGCTAGCAGTGAAGTGTCTGCAATACCGTGAATATTTGTTGTATCTGCTTCGTGATTTGAAAGTGCTGTCGCTGCTGCGCCAATCTGTGTTTGCACAGAAGATGTAATTCCATCAAGGTACCCCAACTCTGTTGAAGTAAGGTTTCCTATTGATGTTGTGCTTGGCAATGTTACTGTTCCTGTGAATGTAGGAGATTCAGATGGTGCCTTAGCATCGATCTGAGTCTGTACATTTGCTGTAACTCCGTTTAGAAGATCTAGCTCCTGGGAAGAAATATTTCCGATAGTTGTAGTTGAAGGTAAAACTACTGTTCCTGTGAATGTAGGAGAAGCAGATGGTGCCTTAGCATCGATCTGAGTCTGTACGTTTCCTGTAACTCCGTTTAGAAGTTCTAGCTCTTCAGACGATAGATTTCCGATAGTTGTAGTTGAAGGAAGAACTACTGTTCCTGTGAATGTAGGAGAAGCAGATGGTGCCTTAGCATCGATCTGAGTCTGTACGTTTCCTGTAACTCCGTTTAGAAGTTCTAGCTCTGCAGAAGAAAGGTTTCCAATGCTTGTAGTTGAAGGTAAAACTACTGTTCCTGTGAATGTAGGAGATTCAGATGGTGCCTTAGCATTGATCTGAGTCTGTACGTTTCCTGTAACTCCGTTTAGAAGTTCTAGCTCCTCAGACGATAGATTTCCAATTGTGGTTCCCAAAGGAAGATTTATGTTTCCAGTAAATGATGGTGAATCAATAACTGGTGAGCTTAGTGTTTTTCCAGAAAGAGTTTGTGTTTCAGTTGTTCCAACAACTACTCCTGGAAGAGCCTTTCCTAAAACTGTGCTTATTGTTAGTACATCAATGTTGTTTATCTTAATTGATTTGTCTCCAGGAATATTAATATTTTCTGATGACTCCCAAGCATTTTTAGCAACGCTGTATGTAATTGATTTATCTGTTGTTCCTTTTAGAACTATACCGCCGCCGTTAGCTCCAGCATCTGTTGGAGATGATGTTTGTCCAAGAACTATGTCTTTATCTTGAACTGTGAGTGTTGTTGAGTTAATTGTAGATGTTGTTCCATTTACGGTCAAGTTTCCAGAAATTGTAAGGTTGTTTGCTGTTGCAGTTCCAGTAAGAGCTGGTGACTCTAGTGGTGCTTTCAAGCCAAGTGCTGCAAGTGCTGCAATAGAGACTGGCTTGTTTTCATCTGAAGTATTATCAACATTTGCAAGACCTACGTCTGACTTAACTAGACCAGAAGGAGATGTAATTGTTTTATTTGTAAGTGTTTGAGTTCCATTGGTTGTTACAAGAAGGCTTGTGTCTGCGATACCGTGAACAGATGTTGTATCTGCTTCGTGAGCTGCTACTGCAGCTGAAATTGCGGCTGTTGCAGAAATTTCTCTCCAGTTTCCACTAGTGCTTGCTGGTGAAGAAGATAGTACATATGTTGTTCCGTTGTCTGCCTGAATGGCAATATCTCCAGCTTCTGCTGTAAGGGCAAGTCTTGCTGCTTGATTAGCAACTGCACTAACGGTTACCTTTGCAAGTGGGGGTAGCTGAGATGCTGGAATAAATCCAGAAGAGTCAAGAGATGCGACTCCGTTTGCAGCTCCTTTTGTAGTTAGTAGAATATAGTCGTCTACAGTTCCTGAAAGGGCGTATTCAAGGCTGTTCCATGGAGTGTTTCCATCACCAAATTTAAAAGTGTTAGTATCTGTTTCAATACCAATTTCTCCAGCTGCTAATGTTGGATTTGCATCATTCCAATCGTCTGCTAAGCCTCTTCTTAGTTGTAATCTTACTGTTGCCATTTTAGTACCCCTTATATATTTTATTTATACTGCTTATTGTATCACTTAATGATTTAAGATATGACGCCTGAGTCAAAAACCATTGAAACATCTGAATCTGTAGAATATGGAGATCCACCATCTACAAACTTACTAGTTGTGCCAGGATTTACTCCATTTGCTTGAAGTGTATATATTGGCTGGCCATTATAATCTATTGCTAATCCAATATCCATAAATCCAACCTGAGCTGCTGGATCTGGAATTTCTGAATTAAAAGCTATTGGAACCCATGCTCCATTTAGCTGAATTTGTAGCTTATTTGTTGCTGTATCAAATCGAAGGGGTGTTGTTCCTAAAACGACGTTAGACCCAAATGTGGCAGTACCTGCTACATTGAGTCCATTCTTTACTTTAAAATTCTTATTATCTGTTGCCATTTAAGTTCACATATCCCCTAAGTGTTTTGGTGGGGGATTTTTAAGGAATCCCCCAAAACCTTTATTAAATTATTTAATTAGTGTTCCAACAACGACAACTTCTGTGTTGGCATTTGCTGGTGTTACTCTAACTCTTACATCTGTTCCAGAATAATCTGCTGTTACTGCAGCCAATTCTGTTCCGTTTGAATATGTAATTCCATATTCAGAAACTGCTACGTTGTTTGCAGTATCAAGTGTTATTACTAGGTCTGAAACCTGTGTATGTACACCGTTCTTTACCTTGACTACAAGCTTAGCGCTTCTGTAGTCTACTGCTGTCCATGCGATAGCTGTTGTTTCTGCTGCCACTGCAATATTTCCAGTTGTTGCTGCAACTTGCTTAGCAACATCATTGTAATTAATTGCTGTGAATGCTGTAGTTCCATTTTGCTGTGCTGTGTTAGCTGCTGCTGCAGTTGCTTCTGCTGCTGCTTGAGCTGCGTTAGCCTTACCTGTTGCATCTGTTGCTGCTGCTGAGATAGCTTCTGACTTAGCGGTTGCTGCCTTTGTAGTAGCGTCTGCTGAGTCAGAAGCTATCTCAGCAGCAGCAACAGATGCAACAGGTAAGGCTAACGCAGCTCAAGCAGCAGCAGAAGC